TCAGCAATGTCTCGTGTTTATGACCAGATCTACGAGAAGAATATTCTGAGAACTTATTGGGCTAATGCTGTTAGACGTGATTCTCGCCAATACCTCTACAAAGAAGGTGCATTTGACGAAGAGCAGTTGAGCAAGATCACAGCAGGTATCGATGGTGCAATGATCGGTGTTGATGAAGACAATTTAGGTGGTCTCATTCAGCAGGTTGGTGTCGAACCTATTTCATCTAACTTTGACAGATACTTGGCTTACATCGAACAGGATATTAATCGAGGCAGCATCTTGGCACCATTCTCTCGTGGTGAAGCAACCAAAGCCACAGCCACTGAGATCACAGCATTGGCACAATACAGTGCATCTGAAATCGGTAAGATGGCCAGAGAAAAAGACGGTGCATTGGAAAGATTGGTCAACATCTACATCAGACTTCTAGATCTACTATCTGAAGATGGTGAAACTGCCGTGCTTGATGTCGAAGGTGAAGCTCGTGTTTTGACACCAGCAGATTTGGAAGGCAAGTTTAGAATTAATGCGCTGGACCAGGGATCAACACCTCTATCAGATGCCATTAGAAAGCAAAACTTGTTATCACTACTTCCAACTTTACAAGCTCTAGGTGTTCAGCCCCGAAAGGTCTTGGAAGAAATCATTAGAGCATACGAACTACCCAAAGACTTTTTAGAAGAAGCTCCACCGCCTCAGGCACCTGCACCTGGACCCTCAGCTGCTGATGTCGAAAATATTGAAGGTGGTGCTGAAGAACAAGTAACCGATGCCGAGCTTCTTGCTCAGGCACTTAGACCAGGAGGCGCTTGATGAAAAAGAAGAAAGCTCTACCCAAACAATATAAAGCACCGAAAGGAAGCTCTCGTGCTAAAAAGATTCGTAAAGCTAGTAAGCTCTACAAAAGCGGAAATAAATCCGCAGCCTACGCTATCCGTGATAAAATGGAAGCTAAAGTCAGGAGGAAACGTGCCAAAAGCAAAAGCAAAACCAAGTAAGCTCAGTAAAGCCACTGAAGCAAAGCTGAGAAAGAAAGCTGCTGAAAAAGGTTATACATTCGGATCTGTTAAACAAGAATACAGAAAAGGATTAGGTGCCTACTACAGTAGCGGATCTCGTCCAGGTATGACTGCTCATCAGTGGGCCATGGCACGTGTAAATAAAGCTACACCCAGTAAGTCATGGTCATCTGTTAAAAAAGTAAAGAAGAGGAAGAAGTAATGCCACTGTACGACTACCGATGCGCATTTGACGGATATCGAGAAGAGATCTTGATGTCATATGACAGAACAAAAACTTGTGAAGTCATTTGTCCCACATGCGGAAATGCTATGAACAAACTGATGTCTATGCCTGCTAAAACACCAACTGCTTGGAATGGTGGTTGGACTGACGGCATGGACCACACTTATTTTTCTAAAGCTCTTGGCCGTAAGGTCGCCAACAAGAGAGAAGAAGAAAAGATACTAAATGCTCAAGGCTTTGTTTCAGAATCTGAATTAGGCTCAGGCTGGATTGAGAAGAAGCAAGCAGAAATTGTTGAAAGAGCTGCTGAGCAGGATAGACGTGCAGATGTCTATAATAAGACTTTGGCTGAAACTGGCGATGCCAACAAGGCCATGACCGAAGCTTTCCCAGCAAGCGATTGTTTGGATGGCACACTTGACAAACTATATGATCAAAAAATAACCATTTAATAAAGGAGAATAAAATGGCAAAAGAAATGCTCGTAATTGGTGTCGGTTCCCGTCCTGAAGGAGAGCCGATGGGTGATGAACTAGAAATGGCAGAAGAAGCTGATGCTGAAATGTTTGAAGCAATGGCTCCAGAAGGTGATTTTACTAGTAGAGGTCTCGATCCTCTTGTCAGGGCTACTAATCGTATGCTTCCTCTTTTTGACCAAACTGGCGATTACCCAATGGTGGAAGATACTGAAAAACTACCGACCGACTTCGTAAGAATCTTGGCTATGTTTCAGGCTGCTGTCGATGAGGCAATTGCTGAAGACGTTGTAAATGAAGAAATGCGTATTTCTTTGGACGATGTCCGTGATGACACAGCTCTTATGACTATTGCAGGTAAGCTCGATATGCTAGCTAAGGACCGTGAATTTAAGCGTTTCCTCGAGGCTCCAATGGAAGAAGAAGAAACCATGGCCGAAGAGATGCGTGAAGAAACCGGTGCTACACCTATGTCAGCTGACGAAGAAGACGAATTCATGATGGGGAGAATGTGATGCCTAGAAAATCTGGTGCATTTGAGACAACAGAAGAAAACTACATAGCTATGGAACCAGTTTATCCTGGCTTCTTGGCTGACTACTACCAGCATTTAAACGATGAAGAGAAAAGATTCTTTAAAGAAGCTTCTAAAATGTTTGAAGATGTAAATAAACGTAAGTCAGCACAAGATCTAGCTATCGGTATTATTGAACAAAGACGCGTAGAAGAGGGAAGAACACCTGAACGCTATGAAAACAAATTCATGCAATTCAGTGGCAGAGGAACACAGGGTGACCGATTCACACAGACTATGATCGAAGGACAGAATCTAGCACGTGACATGGGTGAAGCAATGTTTGATGATGACTTCATGAAACTGGGCATAGCACAACTTCTAGAGCAGCAACTTAATCCCAACGCTGGTGGTAAGTTTTTTGCTCCAAAAACAAAGCGACTACCACCTCCAAAAGTATACGAAGTAGTTCCACCAAATCCTGCTATACGATCACAAGATAGGAAAAAGTAATGCCTATTTACAAATCAAAAGGCGGATACAAAATAAAAAACGTCAAGGGAAAGTCTAAGACAAAGAAGGCGGCTGTCCGTCGTCTTCGTGCTGTCAAAGCTTCTCAGGCTAAAAAAGAAGACTGCTTATAAAAAGAAGAAATAATCTGTCCTACTGGGTCCGGGACTAAGGGGACCCACATCCATTACAACAAAGGAGAAAACAATGGAAACTGGAGAACTATCCAATACTTCCGTTGAGGTTAACGAGACTGCAGAGGCAGCACCTCAGACTGAAGAAACTATAGACGATGTCATTGATAACTTTACCCTCGATGACTTAATGGCATACAGTGCAGAGCAAGACGAGCTCTTTACTGATGATGCTCAGCACAAAGGCATGAAACCCTTAAACGAATGGATCCATAATGTTCCTGAAGATGTCAGAAAGCATTTGGCTAATATTCGTGCTGATTATACCCGTAAGACACAAGAACTGGCTCGGATGAGAAAAGAAGTGGAAGAAGCACAGGCAGCACAAAGACGTCAGAATGAAAATATTCTGAATGGTGCAACTGCTAAACTGACACAAAACATTGATGAAGAATCTGAATATGACTTATTCGATCCAGAGGGTATGAAAGCAGAGATCCAACGTCAGGCAAAGCTTATGCTCCGTGATATGTTACAGCCTGCTCAAGAAGAACTTCAAGTTCAACAGAGACGTCTTGAGCTAGAGCAATTTAAAACTGCTAATCCGGAACTAAGTGATCCTGAATATAGAACTGCAATTGTTGGTCTACTTAAAGATCGACCAGAACTTAAATTGGAAGATGCTTTCTATATTGTCAAGTCTAAAATAGGTGCGACCCGTCTGCAAGAAGAAAGAGCAGAACTAGCCGAGCGTAAGGCACGTCAAAAGGAAATGGCCTTGCTCTCAGCACGCGGTACTAGAACACGTCCTCAGGGACAACCCAAGTTCAAGAATGCCGTAGAAGCGTATAAGTGGCATAAGTCTCAGATGGCACGATAATTCACAGCGCCCTGCAGTCCTTCGCCCGGTTGGGAGAGATGGTGAAAGGACATCATAAGTGGCTGCAGGGCGCTCTCTGTGACCCCCAGATTAACACAACATAAAACCAGGAGGTTTACCATGGCTGATAAAAAGAAGATGAAATGCAACAAACCTCGTCCCATTCGTAAGGGCGAGCCCGGATCTAAAACTAAAAAGTTTGTGGTCAAAGCATGTCAAGGCGGAAAAGAAAAGATTATTCGTTACGGCGCAAAGGGAATGAAAATAAAGAAGTCTGTTCCTGCTAGACGTAAATCCTTCAGAGCTCGTCATCGTTGTGATAAGCCTGCTACCCGTAAAAACAAATTAACAGCTAGATACTGGTCATGCAAAAAATGGTAAAATAATTTAACATTTTACATGTAAAAACTTTAGTATCTATATAACTACTATTATAAGGCGCAAGTTTTCCCTGCCTTTTGTACCAGAATCCCAGGATCACCTGAACAAGAAATGGTGGAACATCTAACAACAGCTTCACGTCGTGTGAATACCTGAACTTATTTATTCTATCAAAAGGCTAATATTTTAATTATAAGGAGAAAATCATGGCCATTTCAAATGATCTCCTCAGCTCCACGCTATACAGCATCAGAGATTCTGAGGTAGACAACCTTTACAAGAAAGTCGCATTCCTCGACGGTGTCCGCAGAGCGGGCGGTGTCGAAACCGAGAGCGGTGGTATCAAGATCCAGCGTCCTCTCTCAATCGCCGAGCACAGCTCCATCACCCAGCTTTCCACTGGCTACGAACCCGTTTCTCTCGCAGTAAACGACGTTCTTCGTCCAGCAATCTACGACTGGGCTGACTTCACCGCACCTATCGTCATCACCAAGAAAGAGGAGATGGAGAACAGTGGTGAATACGCTATCGTCATTCTTGAAAGCCGCATGAAGTCCGTTATGGGCATGCTTCGCAGAGAACTTAACAAGCAGATCCTTCGTGGTGATTCTACCGTTCTTTCCGCAGTAAACACCCTCAATGGTGACAGCGCTGGTATCGGTTCCGCTACTGGTTTCCTTGAGCACCTTGCACCTGCTCCTCTTCCTTCAGGACAGAGCAATGTAGTTGGTGGTATCTCCAAGGCAACCTTCCAGGTCCCTGGTTGGCTTAACCAGTTCCAGAACGCCGGTGGTACCCTTGCAATGACCGATCTCTACGATCTTTACATTGCTGCTAACAACGTTGCTCCAAGTGGCGATGTTTCCCACCTCATCATGTCCAACGATGCTTTCGCTCAGTACCGTAACCTTCTCTTCACACAGGAGCGTTTCGTTCAGACCGACAAGCTCGACGGTGGTCGTATGGCACTAGCATTCAACGGTGCAGTTGCTGAAGCTGATCCTGAAATGGGCTTCGCTTCTTCAGTCGCTGGTAACTGTGATGCTTACATGCTTAACTACGACGGCATCAAGCTCGTCTTCCACAGTGAAGGTGATTTTGCTGTTTCACCCTTTGAGCACATCAGTGGTACTACTGCTCGTGCTGCTCAGCTTTACGTCAAAGTTCAGCTTGTTGCCGATCACCTCGGTGGACAAGGTGTCCTCATCAACGCCTAATCTATAAGGAGATAATAAAATGGCTACTTCAACATTAATTCAATATCTAGAAAGAGAAGGCTTTTCTTCACTGCCCGGCGGCGCTGCTGAAGCAGTAGGTCCAGCAGTCTCACACCGTCGTCAGACAGAAACCTTCAAGGTTGCTTCTCCGTCCGGTCCTTTAGCTACTAATTCCGTCGCTGTAGGTGATGTGGTTCAGTTCGCTCTTGTAAATGGTGGCGGTGCTACCGTTGCTATTGACGTACTTCAGGCGCCTGCTGATTCTCACTGTGTCGGTGTTGCTCTTGAAGCTGCTTCTACTTCAACTAACGCTGCTTCTGAGACCCTCGCTCGTGGAACTGTTGAATGTGTAATTGCTGGTCTTGCTGAGGCTAAGGTCACAGGTGCAAACGATGCAGGTGCTGCTGCTATTTCATCTGGCGACTTTCTTTGCCTTGGTAGCACCGCTGGTACACTTTACAAGTACACAGCAGGAACTGACGCAATGCCACACGCTATTGCAGTTGATGATGTTGGTGCTGGTGCATCCGGTGTTTTCACCGTTATATTCTTGAAGCAGTTCTGATAAATAATTGCTGACTAACGGTCATGCCCTCCTCTCCTAAAAAAAGGGGAGGAGGGTTTTTGTTTGGTAAAAACACAATCACAATAATATATAATGATAGGACGGAGGAACCATGGCTAATCTCAAAGCTTTAAGAGAAAAGATCAAGAATATCACAGATTATTCTCCAGAACTTCAGCAATACAACGATCAGCTGGACGAACTAATTAACGATTCTTACTATAACATTTGGACTGCAAAGAGATGGTCCTTCGCTACCAAGGAATACCTTTTTAAGTTTCTTCCTGATATGCTACCGACACGTGATGTTATTACACCTGGTGCCTCAATCGGTGCTGTTGTAAATAAAGGTTCACGCTTGGTAGACTTTACAGCCCCAATGGACAGACTGACTGTAGATAACTTTGAAGGTCAGCCCATTGAAATACAGAATTACGAATATCTAATATCTAAAGTTGTTAGTACTAGTCAGATTATTTTGGACAAACCTTTTCACGGTGTCTCTTCTGTTTCAGACACAACTTGGATTATCAAACGGCGGTGGTATGATCTGCCACATGACAGTATAGAATTGCTTTCTTTAGCGCATAGAGATGTTCCCAACAGCAATGCTGGCACTGGTCGATTCCCTCCCTATGGAAAGCTCACAGGACTTATGCCTCGTAGAGAGGAAGAGCTAAACCTCAGAATGGACTACAAGGCTTCTTATGCGGAAGCTTTTGTCTGGTCACCTTCATTCTTTGTACCTGAAGCTTATAAGACAAAAGCAAGCCCTGTTATTTCTGAAAATGCTGACGGTTTTCCAAATAATACTTATCTAGAAGTTTGTTGGGCTTTCCTTAGAGACGGTAAAGTTGGTGCTCTATCAGAACCACAAACTGTTTATTTTACACCGGGACAGGGAACACACAGTACTTTAGACATTACATTCAGATCATGGGACGACCAAGATGTACAGGCCGATTCTTTCCAGTCAAAAGATGTAAAACCTTCTCAGTTCGAAGGTCTACGAAAAGTAGTTTTCTGGAATAGCAATTACAACAGATCAACTGGTGAAAGACTTGGTCTTCCAGTTTGGCGTGTATTCTCCAACCCAGGTGGTTCCAACACCAGAAACACTTCAGTCTACTTAAATGCAGTTATAGCAGACGACACCGCTGCTTCAGTAAGTATTCTAAACTTTAACCAGATCGATCCTGGTAACGAAACTTATATCGAGCAAGACGGACAATACAACCGCATCAGACCTTATCCTCGTGTTGACAGCTGGGATGAAGAAGTTACTAGACAGAATCCTAGTGAAGCTTATTCCAAAGTTAATCAGGACTTCTTAAGAGAAGGTGTTGCTCGTTATTACTACAAGCCTTCACATCTAGGCTTCCATACTGATTCACCTGAAATGCCTTATGAATTCCATCAATTGATTGCTTATGATGTTTTGGCAACACTTTACGATAAGACCGGTTCAATGTCCAATGCTGAAAACTATCGTCGTAGAATTGAAAGAGAAATTAAGCGTCTAGAAAAGAGATACTGTGATCACATCGATTCAGCAATACAACGTGGACAATTTGTTTTAGGTGACAGACGTTCATTTTATTATGATTACGCATCACTAAAGACAGGAGGGTGAGATGGCGATAAAAGGTGCTATACTTAAATACAAAGACGCTCCTTCAATTGACCAGCGTTGGAAAGAATCTTCTGGTGGTGCTGAAAGCATTAAAAACTTTCGCATAGACCCTGAAGGAGACGGCTGGCTTGCTGATAGAGGTTTAGAGCCTTGGTATGACTATGGAGGAGACACACTGCTTCCCGGTCAGGCTACACCTTATTGGGACACACAAGTAGATTCTCAGTTTATTTGGACCAAGCAAAGTACAGGTCAGGTTTATCATTTCATAGAACAGGGCGGAACACTTTACTATCTTTGGGGAAATAAAGGCAATCCCATTGCTTCTAACTATTGGAGAAATGCTATTACCATAGATAGTGGTAGAAGAATAAGAAAGATTGGAGATCCCGGCACACAATATGTGCCTTATGGTGATAGACTACTAATCCTCAACGGCTATGATAAACCTATTTGGTTTTATGGCGACAATCGTTATAGAGATTTTGGTTTTACTATTGCTTCGCCTTCACCAGATCTAATTGATGTAAATATAACTTATGCTAACACAAGCGACCTAACTGACGGAATTCCAAGACCTACATTTGGATCACAAAGACCAATTGGTTTAGGCGACACAGAGAACGGAGATAATAATAGATTTTCCTACAGAATGTCTTTTGTAAGTGACACAGGATCTGAATCTCCACTAGGTTTACCCTCTTTTGTTGATTGGCAAAACGATGCTACTTACTTTGCTAAACGAGGCATTTTCCTAATTGATGTCCCAACTGGTAAAAAAGGTATAGTTGCTCGTAGAATTTACAGAACAAGAAACCTTCGTTCTTCTACTTCTGACATAGAATCTACCTATTATCTTGTAAAACAAATTGACGATAATTCTTGTAATTCTTTTATTGATGTTGTTCCCGACACAGCACTAGTAACACCTGCACCCTCACTAACCGCTAGTGAAGCAATCTCAACAACTTATCAGTTTGGTGCTGCTTGGAACAACAGAATGTGGCTTGCCGGCGGAGCAGAC